TTACTGCTTACACTGTAAGAACGCCGCAAACTCCGCTCCCCAGAAGCTCATCCGTATTTCGCACAGCGAACCGTGCAGCATCCAGATGATGAGGATTGCCGTCACGCAGAACGTGATGGCCGTAAGCGATTTTTGCGACATAGCGCTTGCTCCTTTTTCGGGGAGGCGCTAACCTATCACTTGCTTAGGGTAGACGGTTAGGGCCTCGGTTAAACAAAAATGTTTTCCGGGGCCTTTCCACATCTGGCCTTCAGGTATTCCCTCCGACCATCAGCCGAAAGGCACCCGCGCGTAATCTATCGCTTTTTTGTTACTCCGGCAATTCTGCTCGTTAATTCTGAGGTAAGGGCAAACTCATCTGATTGTTTCCTCTGTGTGAAGTTGGCAGTTCATGCCACGGGATGCCCTCTGATGAGTGAATGGGGGAGGCGTGCTTTGAAGTGAATTTGTGGAAGGCTTCCAGTGTTGAGAAACATACGCCGCATTCTAGATTGTTACACTGATAATACTTTTGTCTCACGGTATTTGAATCATTTTCCGGACGACTAGTGCGGATACGGGCAGATGCGCCACAAAGCGGACAACGGAACATAGCGACCTCTCTTATTGTAGTGCTTGCACTATTCTAGGTTGTATTCTCTAAGATTTAAACATGACTTTCTCTATATAATGATTTTTAGCATTAGTTAATAAACGAACGGCACTCTAAGGAGCGCCGTCAAAGATATTATTCTGATGTCACTCTTTGCGAGTGAGATATTTTTAAATCAGCGTTTCCTTCAAATACTATATTCAACTCATAGTTAAGAGTTAGCTTGAATTTATCTGAGTCACTTTTGATATTCTCTGAAGTGACATTTACTAACTTATTATTATCATATTCTCTAATAATTAATTTAGTGAAGTAGTTATCCTTTACCACAAGAGAAAATGGTTGATTAACAAATGGTAAGAAGTAAACCTTACAGGTACCGGATTCAGTAGTTATGTTCATAGAGCCATCATCATTTTTTCTCATTAGTTCTCTGAGGTTGGGATTATCGAAAAGCATACGATTATATTGCTGAAAGATCTCTTTACTCATCACAAGAACCAGTTTGCCAGCCAAGTCAGCAGATGATTTTATGTGATCAATCAACATATTGAAATCTTCTATTACGGTATGTTGCGAACAGCCAGTGCTAAATAAATTTGAAAGTATTATTCTCTGGATGTCCTTGAGAATGAAGCCTGCTTGAATATCACCTTCATTGATATAAGGGATGGATTCTATTCCTTCGGCATACGGTTCTTTATCTATCTTAATAGATATCTTATGTTTTGTGAAACAATCGCTAGCCTGCTTAAAATCAATAGATTTGAAAAGTGAAAGAGGGAGCGTTTTCTTGATGCGTTTACGAAGATGTTCTGATGTTTTACGTGCAGTGCTATCTAGTCGATGTACATCTATGGCAGCATCCTGAAGTCTCATATCAAGATCTTTCTTTAGCATGTTAATATGCTCTTGAAGCAACTTTCTTAAGTTTTCTTTTTTTGTTTGGAGATCGTCCAATGTTAAAGTCAGCTTGATTTTAGTGTATTCGATGGAGTTACAAATTTTTGATAATATTCCAATGAGTCGTTGCTTCTCACGATATGTTATATAGTCGTTTTCTATTGCTTCTTTTATTTCTTTTGATACGCTATCGTTCTTGTTAGAGAAAATTAATAATAGCTGCACCCATGATTGTTCCATATCAATAAATCCACAGTCAAAAACATTACTGTAAACTCTGCCCATCACCATGTCTGTTTTATCATAGTCACGTAAACGCCTTGCTAAACTATTCATCCACCCATTGTGCTCCATATTTTCAGACCATGTCCACAGGCAGATTCTAACTAATATCTTGATTAGTTGGCTTGCATTATCAATTTCTTCAGTGGGAGTTTCATATCCACCGGTTTGGTCAATAAGTTTACCCTCTAAAATAAGTTTAATGTAATGTGTCATTAGTTTGTCAGAAGTATTGATTCTTGATGTCAGATAAAGACATGTGCATATACGCATGTCAGTCAACGCATTTATGATGGCAATATTGAACCACTCTCTGTCTGAATTGAAGTTTAGTTTTTTGGAGATGAAAAAACCCGGGTTAAAAAGCTGGCCTTGGTAACTGTATTTTTCTACCGAATGGCTGTCAATATTCATTGAGTGCTGCCATCGGTTAATAAGATCGACGGCTGTATCAATAGTAGAAGGATCGCGAGTCTGTGTTGCATCAATAATGATCGATGGAAGTTCTTGTAGTTGCGTTTTGCAAAATAATTCAAATAAATCTGAATTCTCTGTATTGCAGAAACGAAAGTTGATGCTTTCTTGATATTGCTCCCAAACAGTGGCATAGGTTCTTAATATACGATTATAACGTGAACGAAGCGAGGCATTTAAGAGTGATTGGTTGTTTCGGAACCATTCTGTTAATATTGACCATTGTGAACGAGTAATTCCCATATAGATACAAAGTTCATTGCTGATAAGATGTTTTCTATTATTAAGAATACGCACTCCGCTCCAAAGACATAATTCAAAAAATCTTTCAGAAAGATTAATTTTATCCATGGAATTATTTGATATTTTATAAACTTCATCTGAAAACTCATATTGAAAACTCCGTTCAAATAATTCTGTAGTGATCAGTAAGAAATTATTGTTGGTATTGTCATCTTGAAAAAAATACAAATCGCAGAGATTATTAAAGTTATTAATTAATGCAGAGATAGCATCGTCAAAACTAAAGAGATCAGAATCCCGCAGATACATATACGTATCTGCTGTTATAGCCTGCATTGTAAGACTTACGGAAAAATCTCCTCCTTTAATCGGAGCCCTATAAAAACATTGCTTAAGTATTTTTATTAATAAGCTGTCTGGTTTGATATTTTTAACGCTAAAAAGTATCTTACCCGTGGATTCTGTTTCTTTTGCACGATTATCACCAATGACAAATGACGCAAAATGATTCTTTTTTTTTAGTTGGTAATTAATAAGATTAAGAATAAGTTGAAAAGGACGGTGATATAAACTTAACTCATCTTCCTTAGAATAACTGCTAGCCACAGATATGTATTCTCCTTTGTAATCGGCTTTCTTGATTTCTAAATTTGAATAGTTATGTTTTTGATAGATAGGGTATAACCTAAGATTGGCTGAGATTTTGTTACAAATATGGGGCATTACTATTTCGAAGGCAATGTATCGCTTTATAATTATTTGCCGTTTTACATCATCAAGAATTTCAAGGCTCACGATAAAGAACCAAATAGAAAGAACTATGTTTATCAAAAGCCATAATATGCTGATTAGACAGGCTATACCATAAAGATAACTTCCAAAGACAGTTTTAATTAGTACACTGAGAAGTATAAATCCTGATAAGAAAAGCCCGCTGAGTCCAGCAAGCATGAATCCTGAGTAACGCTGATAAGCAGTTTGGGCTATTTTTCTATCTGCTTTTTTTTGGAATAAGACACTTACTAAACCTATAACAAGGGGGTATACAATACCAATAATTGTCAATTGGCCACTTAAAATGGTTGTTTGCCATTCGGTTAATGAATGCCTAAACGGGAAATAATGTAAAAGATTCTTTTTTATAAATAATTCGTTTAAATATCCAACATAAAGTAGTACAAATGAAAAAGCTGATATGCAAAGTACTGATTTAACCGGTGAGGATGTTAATCTTATGATGTTTTTTTCAACAAAATTCCATTTTAAATTCGAATAAAATGGATTTTTAACCATTTTATTACGAACATAGTTCTTTGCTAAAATCTCTGTTGCACTTAAAAATTGTCCAATCATGATTTACTCTTCTATAAAGTGTGGGTCTACTAACTAAACTGGAACTTTTACTATTGAGTCATATTCCCTTGGACGGGAGGGACTGTGAAGATTATACTTGACTTCCTCTGTCATGTGGGAAAAACATCCGTATTATTGTTAGCATCTGGTTGATGCCCCAACCTCTGACATCTAGTGGGCTGATACATTATCTTTTGTTCTTACTGTCAGTGTAGAAGCACATCTCAAAAATAATATTTTTAAGAGATTTATTCTGTTTCTGCTATCCATTCCGGGATTTTTGCTTCAAGCTCAAGCTGTGTGGTAAAGCCGCTGTTATCAATGGTGTGCTCGGCTTTTGCAATAATCCAGTCCTGATTATCAATCTCGCTTTTAAATCCTGTTACCGTGCCATGCATTTCGGGGTAGAGTTCTGCACGTCCACGCGCCAGCGTGATGGAGAATGATGCGGCTCCGCGTTGTAGCTGCTGCCACTTTGCCGCCGCTGCGCGTCTTGCTGCCTGCTCGTTCTGATAAGTCTTGCGTAACACAAAAACATTGCCTTCCGCGCCTTCCATATAATCACCTTCACGGCTGCTGCTTTTCTCCTTTTTGAGCTTGGGCGGTTTGCGGCGTTTCACGCTGACTTTTTTCTTTTTCCCGTAATTAAGATCAAGCCAGTAGGCGCGTACCCCCGTATACGCCTCGCGGTCAGCAATGCGGAACTGATGGCGATCGCCGCTGCTGCGTGTGATGGCGAACGATGGCAACGGCTGGCCCTGTGCGTTCACGCCACCGCCTGGCATGATGAATAACAGATTACCGCTTTTTACCGTGGTGATTGCGCCCAGCATTTCCGCCATGCGCGTAAGGAAGGACATGTCGCTTTCTTCGGTCTGGTCGGCGTGGTCGATTTCGATATCCATCAGCATTTCGCTGATTTGCGGTTTCAGGCCGTACCGATGAGCGATGGCGGATACCACACGCTCAACGGTCACATCATGCCAGGACACCTCACGTTTAACGTTAAATTCATCCCGAAAATCTGCGCTTCTGGCTGAAACCGTTAGCCTGTCCGGCGGTCCTTCGTGTGCGATTTCATCAACAATGTAAGAACCTTTTTCTGTCAGCGGTTCGCCTTTCCAGCCAATGAGAACCGTCAGACGCGCGCCCCGTGGCGGTAGCTGCAACTGACCATCCGCATCATCCAGCGTGATGGTGAGCTGGTCTGCTTCAAATCCCCGGTTGTCGGTCAGTGACAGACTCATCAGGCGCTCTGCCACGCCGGACAGCCTTTTCCCCTCCGCGAGAATATCAAAATCCGGCATTTTTACGGGGTCTGTGCCCTGACTGAGCAATTGCATGGTGGTGTCGGTCATCTGTTCCCTCCCTGTGCGGCATGGTCGCATGTGCGTGCGGAGGGGGGGACTGCTTTTTGTTGTCGCCGTGGCGGGAGAACGGCGCAGGGGTGAGATTACGCGCGTGGTGGGTGATGATTGTTGCCGAATCATTTAACGGATACAAGGGGCTGAAGCTATGAGTGAAACTCGTTTTCATGGTGCCCGTGTTACGGAAAATACCGACCTGGTAACAGCGATTAACGATGTTGATTCCAGCGTTATCGGTATCGTGGCAACGGCGGATGATGCGGACGCGAAGCTGTTCCCGCTGAACAAGCCCACACTGCTGACCCGCGTCAATGACGTGCTGGGAAAATGCGGGACAACGGGGACGCTTTATCGTGCGCTTAAGGCCATCGCAGACCAGGTGAGCACAAAGGTGATCGTCGTTCGCGTGGCTGAACACAAAGAAGAAGACGGTAAGACGCAGGATCAACTGGTTATCGGTGGTTCTGAGGATGACGGCAGCTATACGGGGATGTATGCGCTGCTTGTTGCAGAGCAGGATGAAAGCATCGGATACCGTCCGCGTATTCTGGCCGCGCCGGAGCTGGACACGGAGGCGGTAACGAAATCCCTGTGCGTGATTGCGGGTAAACTGCGCGCGTTTGTGTATGCCACATGTCATGGTTGTAACACGATGGCTGAGGCGATTACCTACCGCCAGAAATTCAACGAACGTGAGGTGATGCTCTTATGGCCGGACTTCATCGCCTACAACCCGAAAAGTGGAAAAAACGAAACGTTCCCCGCGCCTGCTTATGCGTGCGGCCTTCGTGCGTACATTGACCATGAGCAGGGCTGGCACAAATCGCTGTCCAACGTTCCGGTTAAAAATGTGCTGGGAATGTCCAGGCATGTGTTCTGGTCGTTGCAGGCCGAAGACAGTGATGCCAACAGCCTCAATAACAAAGAAATCACGACCATTATTCGTCGCAACGGGTTCCGCTTCTGGGGCAACCGCACACCGGAAACGAACGCCTACATCTTTGAGGTGTATACCCGAGCCGCACAGGTGCTGGCTGATTCAATTGCGGAAGCGCAATTTGAAACCATCGACAGTCCACTGACGCCTGCGAACGTGAAGGATGTTATCAGTGCCATCAGGGCAAAACTGGATTCGCTGGTTACTGCCGGGAAACTGATTGGCGCGGAGTGCTGGTATGACGTGGTGGATAACGGCACCACGAATTTACGTCAGGGACGTGTGCGTATTCGCTACAAATATACGCCCGTTCCGCCACTGGAAGACATGGAGCTTTACCAGACGTTTACTGATGAATTCTTTGGTCCCGCATTTGCGGTGCTGGGAGGTGCCTGATGGCTGTACCAAAACATCTTCGCTTTTTTACGTTGTTTGTGGATGGTGAAAACGAAGTGGGTAAAGTGACATCCGTCACGCCGCCCAAACTGACGCGCAAAACCGACAGCTACCGGGGGGGTGGCATGATGGGGGCGGTAAGTATTGATCTCGGTCTGGACGACTCCGCGCTTGATGCGAGTTTTGTCATGGGGGGAGCTGTTCGTGCGCTGTTCCTTAAATATGGCGGCACGATTGACGGCACGCTGCTGCGTTTTGCGGGTGAATACTACACCGATGCAGAAAGCGATCTGTATGAAATCGAGATGCGCGGGCGTGTGACGGAAATTGATATGGGGGAAGCCAAACAGGGCGAAGCCACATCACACACTTACGCTGTCAAAAACACCTACTACAAGCTGAGCGTTAACGATCGCCCGCTGTGGGAAATCGACCTGTTGAACCACATCTACCGGAAGGACGGCAAGGACATTGTGCCTAACCATATCCGTTCCGCGCTTGGGCTTGGCTGATAAGTAATATGCAGGCGGCGCAGTGCGTCGCCTCTGACTGAAAAGGAGACAACTGATGAAAGACATCGATACTGAAACCCGGAATAACACCGTGGCGGATGATGTGACGGCAGGTGAGGATATGGCTGTCGAACGTGGCGTAAAACTGACCCGACCAATTGAGCGTGGTGGCGAAAAAATCACGTATGTGGAGATCACCGGGGCTATTGAGCAGGCTGGATCCCTGCGTGGTCTGTCGCTGTCTGATGTGCTGAATCTGAAAGCGGATACCATGTTTACGCTGTTGCCTCGCGTGACCTCGCCACGACTGGATGAAGTGATGATTAAAAAAATGTCGTCACGCGATTTTATTCAGCTGTGCGCTGTGGCTGTAAATTTTATGAGCGAGCCAGACTCTGGCGCGAAGAGCGTGCAGGAGACGGCAGCGTAATCACCCTGGTGTGCTTTGAGCACATCGAAGATCTGGTGGCGGATATTGCCGCCATTTTTAACTGGTCGCCCGCCGAAATCTTCATGATGACGCCCGGCGAAGTGGTTAGCTGGCGTGAGCGGGCGGCACTTCGCAGCGGGAATGCAGACAATGAAGACTCTTGATATCCGGGTCGCTTTCAGCGCCGTTGACAGGCTGACCCGGCCTGCCGAAAATGCCCGCCGCCTGATGGGGCAGTTTGGTGACTCCATCCAGCGAACGCAGGGGGCGATCAAAAATCTCGAGCGTCAGGCGCGATCATTTGAGCGCGCCCGTGACGCTGTCAGTAAAGCGGATGCGGGCATCGTGAAAGCACGACGCCAGCTTAACGCCCTTAATCAGTTACAACGCACGGGTACAGTGCTCAGCGAAAAACAACAAAAGCTGATGCAGCAGTTAAGCACCCGGCTTGAACGCCTGAATGAATCGCGCACACGGGAAATTCAGAAAATGCGGGAGCTTGGCGGAGAGCTGAAACGCCACGGCATTTCACTGACAGGCAGCGATAACACCATTCAGCAGGCCATCAGACGCACCGAACAATACAACAACCAGCTTGAACGCGAACGGCAGGGGGTTGCGCGTGTAACGAGGGCGCGTGAGCGGTATTCGCGCGCGCAGGAAACTGCGGGAAAACTGAAAACAGGTGGTGCGCTGGCAATTGGTGCGGCAGCGGCGGGCGGCTATGCTGCCGGGCGTTTTTTGCAGCCTGCGATCGGGTTCGGCAAAGAGATGTCCCGCGTTCAGGCACTGACGCGAATCGACAAAAACAGCCCGCAGTTTAAGGCGCTGCGTGAGCAGGCGTTAAAACTTGGCTCTGAAACACAGTTTACTGCGAGTGATGCCGCCAGTGGGCAGAGCTTTCTGGCAATGGCTGGTTTTACTCCGCAGGCCATTCAGGCCGCATTGCCCGGTGTTCTTAATATGGCGCTGGCAGGTGGCGTCGAACTCGGCGAGACGGCTGATATAGGCTCCAATATCCTCACACAGTTCAACCTGACAGCCGATCAAATGGACCGGGTTGGCGATACGCTGACAGCAGCATTCACCCGGACCAATACTGATTTACGCGCGCTGGGCGAAACCATGAAGTATACCGGTCCGGTTGCCGCAAAACTTGGTATCAGTCTTGAAGAAGCGGCGGCCATGGCCGGGATGCTTGCCAATAATGGTCTTCGCGGAAGCGATGCTGGTACGGCCATGCGCGCAAGTCTGTCCCGCCTTGCATCACCGCCAAAAGCTGCGGCTGATGCGCTGAAAGAGCTGGGAGTGTCAGTTGCTGACGCCAGAGGCAAAATGCGCCCGATGGAGGATGTGCTGCTTGATCTCTATAAGGCGACACAAAAATACGGACAGGTGGACCAGGTTTCCTTCTTCAAGGACATCGCCGGAGAAGAGGCGTTCGTTGGTTTGCAGACGCTTGTTGCGGCGGCTGGTTCAGGAGAGCTGCAAAAACTGACCAGAGAATTGCAGGGGGCAAGGGGAGAGGCCGATCGCGTCGCAAAAGTAATGGCCGATAATCTTGATGGGGACCTGAAAAATCTCGACAGCGCATGGGAAGGTCTTCGTATTCGCATCAGTGATCTGGTTGACGGTCCGCTGCGTTCTGTCACGCAGTGGTTCACGCGGGTGCTTGAAAAAATCACCTCGCTGGCGCAGGCCCATCCGGTACTGACGCGCCAGCTACTGATAGCAGGCGGTGCGTTGCTGGCAATGACTGCAACGATTGGCTCGTTGTCGCTGGTTATTGGGGTGCTTTACGGGAAGCTGGCCACCCTGCGTCTTGGTTTTGACATTCTTACCCGGTCAATGAATGTCGTCAGGGTGTTGCCTGCGCTGTGGGGAATGGTGACGGGTTCCGTTTCTTTACTGGGAGGCGCTATCGGGGCGCTGTTCAGTCCGGTTGGTCTTATCGTGGCTGCGCTTGCCGGAGCTGCCGTTCTTATCTGGAAATACTGGGATCCCATCAGGGCATTTTTTGCCGGGGTGTTCAGCGGGATTATGGAAAGGCTGACCCCGTTGCGCGAAACCTTTGAACGGTTTGGTCCTGTTTTTGACGCAATCGGAAGCGGGATCAGCCAGGTGTTTAACTGGTTTAAATCGCTGCTGTCACCGATGGAGTCCAGCAAGGAAACGCTGGATAAATGTACCAGTGCTGGCGAGATATTCGGTAACGTTCTTGGCGGTGCGTTACAGCTTGTTCTGACACCTGCAAAAATGCTACTGGATACGCTGGCGTGGATACTTGAAAAACTTGGCGTCCTTCCGGATGAAGCGGAAAGGGCGCGCAAGAAAATCGAAGACGCACAGCGTGCGGCTATTCTTCAGGACAAGGTTGCCTTGCTTCAGGGGGACCTTGCGAAAATCAATCCGCCGAAGCCTGTGGAAAATGGCAATGGCACCGGAGGTGATAAACCCAAAGACAACAAACCGCTCACAGACAGCAATACCGGGACGCTACGCAGACTCAGCAAAATTGCTGATAACACAGGTAAGCTGGTTGATGAGACGAAAAAACGCATTGGCCCCGGCGATATTGTCTTTAAGAACCTGCCCCGCGCACTTGCTGTTCGTGGGGAATGGCAGGAGCGGAAGATTGCGCATGTCAGTAAGCCTGCCCCCGCAATTAATATCACACCCGTGGTCCCGGCTCCGCTGCCTCCGGCGCTGGTCCCTGTTGTTGCGGCCAGCTCCCGCCCGGTGGCGGAGGCCATACGATCGCCAGTGGCATCAGTTCCTGCAACTTCCCGTAACCGGGAGCCTGTTGCCTCCGGATTTGGTGGTGAAATTCATGTCCATCTGCATAACGTTGTTACGCAGAATCCCCGCGAACTGGCGAAACTGGTCGGTGAAATGGTCAGGGCAGAGATGGAACGGCGCGCCCGTGCCGGACGTGGCAGTTTTTACGATAAAGATTGAGGAGTCATGGTCATGATGATGATCTACGGCATGTTTGTTTTTGAGCTGCGCACACTGCCGCATCAGCAGTTACAGCAAAACAAAAACTGGCGGCATGTGAAAAATGAACGCGTTAACCGTTCAGCAAGCTGGCAGTATATCGGTGCAGGTGATGATCGCATTGTGCTTTCCGGCATGCTTTATCCTGAAATTACAGGTGGCGAAGTGTCGCTGTCGCTGCTGACCACGCAGGCGTATACAGGACGCCCCTGGCCTCTTATTGATGGCGTCGGGCAGATTTACGGCATGTATGTTCTGACCGAAACGAATACGACCCGTTCCGAGTTTGATCGCTACGGTAAGGCGAAAAAGATAGAATTTTCACTGACCCTTGAACGCTGTGATGAGGATTTGCGGGAGCGCCTGCAATCCTCATCGTTCAGCGATATGCTGTCTGGCTTCAAAGATAAGGTGACATCATCTCTTAACAGCGCAACCAGTTCAGTTAAAGGGCTGTTCTGAATTAACGCAAAAACCGCTAATGTTCAGATTAGCGGTTTTCTTTTTCCTGGGTCTGCCTGGTTGTTTCTTCAGTCTGTATATCGCCTATGGGGCTCACAGCTACGGCTGGGCATCATTTCCGACGAGAATAAACAAAAATTAACCGAATGGATGCTCTACGCGTAGAAAGTCGAATCCACAGACACCTCCGGCCTGCCAGTAACGTTTCCCGAACAACCAGAATGAGAGAAGGCCCGATATCGGAGCTTAATTTTTACTCAGGCTTTTGTGGCCATTCGGGCTTTGCTGTATCCACACGGCTGACCAGAACGCTGTAGCGTTCCCAAGCTTCCAGTCGTGTGCGCTCCTCATCCGTCGCCATATTCAGCCTGACAGCGCGTTCCAGCTGCTGGATGACTGATTCAGCTTCGGAAAGCAATGCGGCCTTTTGTAATTCGGCCTGCTGTTGCTGCTCGTCTGCCGTATAAATCCGTTTAACCACAGCTCCGTCCTTAAACAGCCACTTTCCTGAATCGTCGGCGCGACGATTGGCGGTGATATCGGGAACTTCGACAACGCTGTAGCCTGTAGGGTCCAGTGTTGAAGCGTCTCTGGTTACGGCCACAATAATATTGTTCTCGTCGTAAAGAATTTTTATTGTGTCCGGCTGAAAGTTCTTCACTTCCTCATACCAGTTTTTTCCGTCTTCTGACCACAGCCAGGCAACATTAAAATTTTTTGTTAGCTGATATTGCTCAACGGTTTTTGGATTGCCGGCGACAATGTTTTTTAAATGCTGCATAAATTACACCTGTGACACGTTGTACCACGTTCCGTTAATTAACTTTTGTATTGGTCTGAATACTGCCGGATCGTCGCCATCAACTTCGCCGACAATGCCAAGCCCGGTAATTACATGGCCTGATTTCTCATACATCACGCCTTTTTGCATGGTCTGAACAACACGTGTGCCAAGTCGGACATCCCTCACGTATCGGCCATCAAAATTGCCGTAATCCGAGGGGTTAACGCGCCCCGTAATATTTACGGTTTTATTACTCTGAATGCTGCCGGAAACAAAGCGCATAACATGGACGTTATTAGCATAAACATCCAGATTACCATCACCATTCTGTTTAAAGCCCGTGTCATTATCACCCAAAACAATCGAATTACCGCCAAGAGCACTGGATGTTCCGATACCCAGTGCACCATTCAATTGACCACCAGATAACGACAGTGCACCGACATCTCCCGCTGTAGGTTTTCGCGTTGTGGTATAAAACTCAGACCAGTCAGCCTCGAATCCGTAACCGTCACGAGCAGAACGATAAAAAATACCGCCGTTCTTATAATTAACGCGGAACTGGGCGGCGGGGCAACTTCCTTCACCGATATTAAAATGAAGAATTAATGTTGATGCCCCACTAATAGTTGCGTTATAGGCTCCGCTACTCCAGTTCCATCCAACGGCTTTATCATTCGCAACGGTGTCTCCTGTTTTTCCTGAAGCAAATGCACCAATATTTTTCGGCGTCAGGTTAATATCTGATGTCCCATCAAACGAAACGTTATTAATTTTACAGGCTGTTTTCAGCTTTGTTGCTGTCGCCGCATTGCCGGACAGTTCACCAGAAAGGCCAGCACTGAATGTCTGTTTCGCGCCCCATGTCTGTGCTTCGTCAATGATTGGCACACGTCTTGTCGTGATCGTGCGGCTTCCCGGATTTCCTGAAATACGCACCATAAAAAAGCGGTAGTTGGCTTTACTTACAGTGCTGCGCCATACATGCATTGAGCGTCCCGTACCGGAATCATCACTCGGACCAACAGCGATATTTATCAGGTTGCCATCAATGACGCCCCAGTCCATACCGTCGGGAATATTGGTCATATTATCCAGCCGAACGGTTATCAGACTGCCCGGCACAAAATCGTAGGTCTGCCAGTCCAGGCTGGTGAGTTTTGCTACTGCGCCACCGATACCCAGATTCAGGGAAAGTGAATAAGATGTGTAAACTTCCCGCCATTCGCTCCATGAGCTGCCGGTAAAAACGCGCTCAAACGTGCGACCTTTAAGGGTTGTACCTGTTCCGGCAGTTGTATAACGCTGCCATACGTTAACACCATCAAAGCGCCTCAACACTTCCAGAATACCGAGGACTGTCACGCCGTTTCCGTCCAGTATTGGACCATTGGTCGCTTTACCTGTAACGCTGTAAATACCTGGTGAGGTTACATCATTCAAATCACCGTCGTAATAACGGCTTTCTGACTGGTAGCCCACTCTTGACCACGGCTCCCACTGTGGGTTCTCTGCATCCCACGAGGCCGAAAGACAGCGAACATAAACATTTCCACGGCGGGTCGTGTAACGCTGCGTTCGCGAGTAACCACCACCTTCAAGAACTTCAAGGAGTCCCTGACCATAACTTCCTTCTTCCGGATAGTTGCGGTCAAATGAAGCGATTGAGCCACTACTGTTTCGCCATAAACCAAGATGCTCTGCGCCTCCGAGCGTGTTCAGGTCAATGGTTGTGCTCAGGGGGCGTGTTGCAGACTGAACCTGACGCCAGTAACTCCACGGACCGTCTGAACCATTCCATGTGCCAGAAAGGTTGCGCATATAAACATCGCCTGTTCTGGTGGTATAACGCTGCATTCCTGAAAAATTACCGCCATTGAATACCTCCAGTACACCGACTGCACCGTCTTCAGGGAAATTTTTAGCAGCCGTCGCGTTAGTGGATGTAGCTTTAGACCAGACGCCAAGATAAGCCTTAACGGGACCAAATGTATTCAGGTCGGCATCAACCGGCATTTCGCCATTGTTTTTCATAAACGTCAGGCTGGTAACGCCAACATTGTCCAGAAAAGCGTCCTTATCTGGAATATCGCCACCGTTCTGGTCTTTCTGCATACGTTTTTCAGCATTGTCATAGGCTGCTTTTACTGCCTTTGGCGTTGCTGCCAGCCTTTCACTGGTGCTGTTTGTTGCACTGCTTAACTGAGTAAAACCTTTTTCTGTCAGCGTGGCGTCAGGATGGCGGCGGGACTGCTCATGTTCTGCGATTTTGTTATCGACGTAATCCTGCGTCGCCATCACTGTGCTGGCATCAATACTCAGCTCAACGGACGCCACGTTACTGACAATAATGACCATGCGGCAGGTCTGCGCACGTCCGGAGCCTTCAGCCAGTTCAGGCTTATAGCTTTCTGCCATGTTGGCGACCGCAATCAGTGTTCCGGCATCGTCATACAGACCCAGCTCACGCATCCAGAAGCCGCCCACTTCTGGCGGTACAACCAGTTCAGCCACGATATAGTTTTTATTCTTGTTATCCACGCTGACTTTATTCAGAGCGTGACGCCAGACCTCATGCACCAGTTTCGTCTGACCGGCATCCGGCACCGGCAATTTGCCATTACCGTCACCCACGGCCATTGCAGACAGAGTTACTTTTTTCCCGCCGGGGACAGTGGCGGCTGCCAGCTTCGCGGCTCCGGCAGTAGTGATAACGGTTTTAAATTTCGTGCTCATTGTTTCTCACTTATCCGGGATAAACAGTAATAACATCACCATCACAGACCACACCGCCTGTATACAGATAGCCGGGAATGTCCTGGATAATGTTCAGGCCGATAAGGTGGCGACTTGCGGGTTTGGCATCGGCAATCAGCCGTTCCATTTCCAGATACATTTCCTCGGTCACACCACTGTCCAGCGCGCCAACATCAACCTTGAATGTTCCGGGTTCGCCGTCGAACTCCCACCACTCAGACACACGAATGAGATATCCCAGCGGCTCAATGGCCCGGCGCAGTGCGCTGATGGTTCCCTTGTGTCGGTGTATCAGCCATGCATCACGAATCACCTGTCGCTTTGTCTCTTCCGGCCAGTTGCGATCCCAGCGGTCAACGGAAAATGCCCAGGCGAGATAAGGCAGCAGATGCACCGGGCAGGTGTCCGGCGACCACAGCGTGTTGAGGTCTACCGGAATGTCTGTAATGCGCGCTCCGACAGCTTCGGCGCAACGCATGAAATTGCTGGCTGATGGCGGTAACAGTGAATTACTCATTACGCCCACCTTCGCTGATGGTGAATGACTCACAGCGCGCCGCCTGTATGTCGCTGATGGCCATATTCTGTGTGGGTTCGATTATCTCCACGCGTTGCACACCGTGCACATGCAGTGCGGCAGCAATGGCGGACAACGCCACGTCCTGACCGATAAGCCCCTGCTCAGCCAGCCACTTCCTGAACGACGATTCAGCCGCAGCCAGAATAGGTTCGGATTCCGGGCCGGGATAAAAGTACAGTTTTGCATTCAGCCGCCATGTCACGATTCTGGCACTCTGTACGGTCAGGCGGTCGGCCACCGGGCGGGTATCCTCTGCATTCAGAACGGCACGAACGGTATTAAGCAACGCCTCCGTTGCTGTGCCGTCGCCTTCAGTGGACAGGATGGAAACCGTCACGTTGGCCGGAGACGGACTGATAGCCCGCGCATCACGCACCAGACCGCTGGCGCTGCGGGCAAAATACTCGTATGCACCTGACGGGCCAGCAACACTCAGGCCGTCGTACGCCCGCTGCGCCCGCAGTCTCAGCGAGGTGTCACTCTCCATCACCGCGTCGGTGGTATCCGTTGCCGGAGTGATGGTCAGGCGCTTTGTGTTCATATTGCCCGCGAGGTTGTCCAGGTCTGTCCCGGCGCTGTGGCTTAACATGCAGGCGCGTGCCCCCTCATTGACCCGCTGGCGTAACAGCATTTCACGAAACGCTGTTGTCTGGGCGATAACGTTCAGGGGTTCCGATTCCAGCTCCAGCGCGGCGGAGACGGCTTCACGCTGTTCGGCGGGATAAGCCGCAATCATCATGGCCTTTGTGTCAGCCAGAATTGCCTCAAAGTCAGGTTCCGCGATGATGGCGGGGTCCGGTAACTGTGAAAGGTCAACGGCGGGCATGATTTACTCCCTCAGCGTGATGGTTAATTCAACATTCTGCATGGTCTGCATGACAGTGCCCGACAGCGTCACCCCGGCGCGGCCTCCCGCTTTCCAGACAACGTCGATGGCATCCAGGGCAATGCGGGGTTCCCATCGTGTCAGCGCAATCACGGCAGCACTCATGCATTGCAGACGCGTGGTGTTATTCATGGGTTCGTCAATCAAATCAGGCACAAGGCTGCCATATTCCCGTCGCATAACCCGGCTTGCCAGCGGGGTGGTCAGGATGTCCCTGACTGACTGTTTCAGGTGCTCCATATCGTTCAGGTTTCCCGTCCCGTCCGGATTCATTCCTGTGTAGCGGGTTGTCACTGCGGGCCTCCTGTCGAATCGCTGCCACCTTTAACGCCACCGTGCTTATGCGTATGCACTGTGATGCCGTTTGAGGTGAAGTCGCCGCCGCTGTGCGTGATATTGCCGCTCATCGTTCCCCCTTTTGTGACGTCAAGCGTCGCTGTTCTCAGAAGGTCTGTGCATTCCACGACAGGCGTGTCCAGTGTCACGCTGACGGATGCCTGCAGGGTGGCTGTTTTCATGCCGCTGGCGCTCAGTGCGCCTGCGTCTGCGTCGTAGCGGAACACCGCGCCATCCGGCGCGCTGACCACGATTTCTTTCAGGCTTTTGCCGGGGGCCGGATTGGCATCACTCCACAGGCTGCCAATTATCATGGCTGTTTCCGGGTTGCCGCCGATGCAGGCAATGACCACCTGTTCGCCGGGTGATGGCGGCAACCACACATTGAAGGCTCCCGCGCGCGTGGTGTTCCAGCGCAGCCAGCCTGTTTCCAGTTCGCCGCTGCGAACGCGCACGCACCAGGATTCCTCATCAACTTCAGAGATGATCCCGGTGCGGATGATATTGCTCAGCAGTCGCATGAGTTCTGCGCTCACCGTACAGCCTCCGCAATCCGGCCCAGCACCGTGTTATAAATCAGGCGCTCATCTGCCTGGCTGATGCCCAGCAGCTCACGTACCGGGTAATCGGTGAAAATGCCCGGCGCAACCTGATCGCGCTCACCGAACTGATGAACGCGTGCAATACGTGCGGCCACGCCGCTGTAACCCACCGTCACACCGGAAGCATCTGCACGGGCTTTCAGGTAGCGGGCGGTGCGCAGTTTTACAAACATGGGGACGCGCTTTGTGCTGTCCTGGTTGATGCGCCGGGTGCGTATTTCCAGAAAACGGTCGATGTCATCCCGGTAAAACGTGCGGATATTGTTTTTATCCTCATCCCACCCGGTAATGGTTCGCCCGTATTTCCCCGTGTCGTGATGCCAGTTTTTCAGCGTGCGTGCTTCGTTATTCCAGATAAAGCGAATGCGTTCCTGTATCCGGGTTACGCGGCGTCTGCGTGGTGTCCACGCGGTCCCGTCCGGCGCTTTCTGTGACCGGATACGTGCCTGCTGGGCGCGACGTAAATCCTGTGCCAGCTTTCTGGCGATGTTATTGATGGCCTGCTGATTCAGGCTGTCGCGGATAGCCTCAAAGGTTTCATCCACGCGGGTGAATGCCTTATCCATCGCTTTCACCCCACGTCACATCCTGGAATACATGCGACCAGTCGCCTTCGGAAGATGGCAGGCGGGGTTTTGGCTCCGGCAGGTGTTCTGCCTGCGGTGTGCCCTGACTGCTGCGCGTGATGCGAACGCGTTCCCGCAGGGGGAGCGTAAACAGGAGATCGGCGCTGTCATCGTCATTGATAACGGCGGAGAATTTGATGTCCTGATTACGCTCAGGGTTGAGCAACAACTGTGGCTGATTTTCGGATAACCACGCCAGCAGCGGCAGCGTGAGGTCGTCCAGCTCCCCGGCGTAATCCATGACAAACATCACCATCTGATAGCGGTAAACAAACGAGGGCGTTTCTCCGGTCGTTTCAATGTTGCCGCTCTCCACGAAAATGGTGAATTTTTCCGGGTTAGCCTGACACCATCGGCATGAACGGGTCATGGCTTCACGCAGGGAATCAGTTTTCAGCATGATTGTTATCCTCGTTGTTCAGTCGTTGCAGCCTGCGCTGTTCCAGTAATTCAATGGCCCGTTTATCCGCGTTACAGGTTTCCAGTGCATCCAGAAGGCGGTCGCCCCATATACCGAGATTTCCCCATGTGGGAGTATCAGGGAAGGGGGGAGGCGTTACCGGTATGGTCAGCGTCTGCGGTATAAGCCGGACTGACGGTGCTGGCAGTGGCGCGTTCTGCGTGCCTGCGCAACCTGTCAGTAAAACGAGCGTCAGGCAAAGCGTGGGCGCATTCATCTTTTGCAATATCGTTGCGTAGCTGTTCACGTCTGGCCTCTCCGTCCTGATTTCGCTGTTGATTTTCCACGCGGAGTTGCGCCAGCACCTGCTGCATATCCTGTACCCCGGTGCTGATGATATTCAGGGTGTCGGCGGTACTTTTCAGGGCGCTGGCCTGCGCTTCGTTTCTGGCGTTCTCCCGGCCCAGCGACCACGACAGACGCATGGATGTTCCCCATGCGGCAATCAGAAGGAAAGCGACACCCAGCGTGGGCCAGAGCTTCATGCCGGATAGGCTCCGTGTGGTAACTGAAAATGCGGTCCGTCTTTCAGGGTCTTCCAGTCTCCGCCCCATTCCACCGGAATATTCAGTTCCCGGCTGGCCTGTCTGAATGCTGCTGCGATTTTTTCGTACAGCGGCCATTCCCATGACACCTGGCTGCCGATATAAGCCACAACATCCACGGCATGCCCCGTAAGGTGGCGGCTGTTCATGGTCTGGCTCTTACCTGTGGCCACAAGTTGCTTCTGGCGGTAACGGCTGCGCAACCCTTCGGTGATACCAAAATCCACTTCCGAGATTTCCAGTGCCCGTCGGGTCACTTTCACCAGATCAGGATTTACGCCCTGCAAATTCTTTTCGCTCCGGCTGCTGAATTTAAATGTGTTGCTCATTCGTCTTTCTCCTTCACCCTGCGATTAAAGGCCGCAATAACCTTGTCGCGTGCTTTCTCTGCCCCCATAAAACCGATTGATGCGCCGATAAACGTCACGGCATCTTCAGGAAAACCGAAGAAGCGCAACGACCCGGCCACGGCCATGGCAAGAACGCCGCACGCCAGCGATCCCGTTACGGTCTGAACCAGTGTTCGTCCGTCATAAAGACTCATCAGCGCGGAAATGCTGACCGCCGCGCCTACTGCATACACCGTTGGCAGGTGGTCAAAGAGCCACGCAATAACCTGCTCTGTGATCCCTGTTTGAATGGTGCTCACTGCTACTCCCCCCACAACTGAATCATTTCTCGTTTCTTCTTCTCCGGCTCCGGCATCTCCACTTCCTGCCCGGCGTCCAGAAATACCTGCTGACAGAGTCCGGGGTTGGCATCCAGCACCTTTTCGGTGACGCCCTGCGTCGTGCCGTAGTACCGGAAACAGAGCGAATCCACGGTGTCGCCTTCCAGTGCCTTCACTTTCATCAGCACAGCTCCGCAAAGATTCGCGGGCGGCGCAGAATGTCAGAGATGGCCCAGCTCACATCGCGCCACAAATCCGATGTCTGTATATCCAGTGCGTCCGCGCGGCGGTCGCCCTTATCCGTTGTGTCCGCATCGCGGTAACGCTCCAGAATCAGGGCGCGTGTGGCGGTATAAACGGCATTGCGCCAGTGCCAGAGATTGACGCTTTCTCCGTTAATTACGGGTGCCGGAACATCGGCCAGCGTCTGATGGCCAGCCGCCTGTTGTTCCTGCTGCCACGCTTCCAGCTCGCGGGTAACGTGTGCCACGGCCCCGGTGGCGGTATGCAGCAGGCGGGAGGTGGTCACACGGCCCGGCAGTCGTATCGCCAGACGCAGCTCACGCAGCACAATATCCGGCCAGAATGCGCCCGCTGAAATACGGGTATCACCATCATCGGTATCGGTGATGTCGTCCTCTGCGGGTCCGGGGTTGGTTCTGGCAACCATACTCATGGGGTTCACTCCTGAAAAAATCGGGCGGTGGGTGCGCGGTGTAAACGGTCACGGAGTCAAACCGGAACACCGCGCACGCCGCCCGCTGACGGGGTCAGTCGTTAACCGCGCTTCGCCTTCTGCGTCGCGGTGGTTTTTCGTGTTGCAGGCTTCCGCGTTGTCTTTTTACTTTTGCTGCTTTCGTCCTGCGTCTGCGGTGTGCTGGCATCTTCTGGTGCGGCTGCGGAATCAGCTTTCTTCAGGGCGCGGGAAAGGGTTGCAATCTCGCGTTTCACACCTGCGTTCGGGTTCAGGTGCATCGCTTCGCGCAGCAGCTTCAGTGATGAGGCCATGCTGTCCGCATCGCTCAGGCCACGGCGGGCAAAGGCGCACGCCTTGCATAATTTGGCGCGTACTTCGTCCGGCATATCTTGGTTGGCGACAATTTCCCAAAGTGTGTCCAGTGGTTCGATAAAGGTGGACAAATCCGCGTCGGCATCCGTCCCGGCCTGCGTCAATACCGGGTTGCAGATTTCTTCGGTCAGTACCGTGGCAGCAGTACGGCCAAAGTTATCCGGCATGATGAGGTTGTGACGGACCACATACGCACCAATACGCAGCGCAAGCGGAAGATCGCCGCAGTCAATCGCCCACACCATCAGCGTGGCAATCACTTCGTCCTGCTGCCCGCCGTCAGCCTCCAGCGTTCCCTCAATCCAGCCGGAAAAGTCCGGCAACAACTCTTTTTTGATGGCGGCTTTCGCGCTTCTGGCCTGTACGCCCTTAAGCCGGGCCTGTGCCAGACGCAGACGATACAGCACCTCTTCATGCGCGGTACGCGCGGCGTGGTCCACGCCTTCATTCGCCCGGCCTGCGCGCTGTGCCATCACGTTCTGCCAGTGTTGCTGTGCAGGAGTAATCATTTTTTCTCTCCGTTACAGGCGGGCATGATGCCCGCCGTGAGTTGATTAGCTGTCGGCGAACTTCAGGCCAGTGACCATCGCGCACTTGCCATAGTCTTCAACGACATAAGCGTCATTGATGGACTGGTAGGTGGCGATGCGGTTGTATTCCGGTTCGTCTTTCATCAGACGACGCATTGAACCTTTCTGCCAGTAAATCGACAGGTTGTTGAACGAGGTGATCAGCATCGTTGAATCCGGGAAGAACGGCGCAAGGAACACGCCCAGCCCGCCAATGGTGCGCGATGACAGAATGAGCTGCCCGGCGAGTAATTCCGCATTGGGATTCTGGCCGCTGATGCTGTTCAGCACGGGCAGACGCAGCGAGTTAAACAGGTTGCGCCCCATAATCACCACGAGGTCGTCAGCTTCCTTGTGCCATTCATCCAGCAGGGATGAGCGCGCGTCCTGTACCAGTGCATCAGCGTTCGCATACTTACCCGCGTGCGCCACGGTGTTGTCCATGTTACGGGAGGTCAGCGTCACGTCATTCATAACGCGTTCGCTGGCGTCGGTTCTGATGTGCTCCAGCCAGCCCACGTTAACGTCCTGAAGCAACTTGTTGGTGCTGAAGTTGGACTCATCCGCGTGAGACGTGCCGTTGAAACCGATCATGATGCGGTCAAGCGCCACCTGTCGGGCAATCTGTGCGCTGATGCGGGACTGAAAATCAGGATGTGCCGCCCAGGCATCAAGCTGCGGATATGAAATAAACGTGTCGTAGTTCACCTGTTCGCACTGGTATTTGCGGTTTTTCAGATCAACCACGTTATTCGGGTTACGGCGTTTTGTGCCGTCATAACTGGTATTCGTGCGCGCAATCGGTCCTGTGGTATCCAGGAGGATTTTTTCGCCTTTCTGGTCGGTCACGCCGATCACGTTAATTCTTTTTGTAAATTCGGTGCTTTCCTTTGAGGCGTTTTCAAAACGCTGCTGTACCGAGGGTTCCACGGTAAATCGCGATACCAGTGCGGAAACCGGGATATTGTTAAGCGACGCCTGCTGCGCCATATAGCAACCCAGCTTGTTGCGGGTAATATCTGACATCACCAGATTCATAAAAAATTTGCTCCTTTGTCTTATCAGAAGTCAGCCAGCTGGTCGGAGGCTGCGCCCGTTGCGGTGAACCGGTTCTGCGGATCGCCGTCCTGCGTGCGCAGTTTTTCCTTCAGTGCTGCCAGCTCTGTGGTCAGTGAAGTGATTTTCTGGCTGTCCTGCTGATGGCGGGGTTCCAGTGCATTAAAACGGTCGATAATGTCGGCCTGTGACGTTGCGACGCCTTCCACCGCTTCCTGAATGCGGGAGAAACTGGCGTCATCCGCTTTGCGGCCACGGCCAATAATCCCCATTACGCGGTTAAACCACTGGGTGCCTTCTTCCTGGCGTTGTTCTGCCATTTCGATGATTTCAGACTCGATGGCTTCGGAGATAAGCGGTGCTTCACCCTGGACACTGTTGAACGTCATCACCGCCTGACGTTGCTGTGCCGTGAATTTCAGGCGCTCAGTGCCCAGGCTTGCCGGGGTGTCGGTCATCGCCAGCCCGACCAGATAGGCGCGCCCGTTAACGGAGAACTGCGGGTGCAGTTCGATACTGGAATAGATTTTCTTGCCGTCAGCGACAAGCTGCTTCATGCGCTCGGTCGGTTCGATTTCTGCATACAGCGCAGTACGTCCGGCCAGCGGGCCTTCCGTAATATCTTCCGTACTCAGCGCGGTGACATCGCCCATTGCGGAAAATTCGCTTGACGGGCATGGCGAGAGATAGTGCTCAACGTTCACGCGGGCAGCGTAAACATCCGGGTTGAAGTTCTCGGCGGCTTCACGCAGATGTACCGGACTGATTTCGCGGCCATCAACAGTTGATCCGGAGACAGCCACGCGAAACTTTTTGCGGGATGTCTTTTTTTCATTAGCCATAGTTTTTGCCCCTCTGACTGGTTCTTCAGTCATGATGGCAAAGCGTAACAGGCTGATACAAAGGGCTTTTGTTGTAAGAAAACGGCCAGAACAGGGGGTTAAGGAGAACGGTTTCGCGCGCGGGTAATCTTCCTGTAATTACTCAGGGGGAGCAATGATTCAGGACGCTTTTGTGCGCCAGCGTGCGCGGCAACTTTACTGGCAGGGTTATCCGCCCGCAGAAATATCACGTCTGATGGGAATAAACCCGAACACGATTTATGCGTGGAAAAAACGCGACCAGTGGGATGAAACGCCACCCGTGCAGCGTGTCACGCAGTCCATTGATGCGCGCCTCATCCAGCTTACTGAAAAACAGAATAAAACAGGCGGTGACTTTAAGGAAATAGACCTGCTGACCCGGCAGCTTAAAAAGCTGCATGATGGCCAGCCGGATGTGATGGCCGCAGGAAAGAAAGGCCGGGCGAAAAAACTCAAAAATCATTTCACGCCGGAACAGATTGCCGCACTGCGGGAAAAAATCATCAGCAGGCTGGAGTGGCATCAGCGGGGCTGGTTTGACTCCCTGACCCTTTGCAGGGAAGCCGGGATACGTAACAGGATGATCCTGAAATCCCGACAGATTGGGGCGACCTGGTATTTTGCACAGGAAGCACTGCTGATGGCGCTGCGTGACGATGTGGCGCAACCTTACCAGCGTAACCAGATTTTTTTGTCTGCGTCGCGTCGTCAGGCGTTCCAGTTTAAAAGCATTATTCAGAAGGCCGCGGCTGAAGTTGATGTGGAGCTGAAAGGGGGCGATAAAATCATCCTCTCCAACGGCGCAGAGCTGCATTTTCTCGGCACTTCTGCTGCGTCGGCACAGTCCTATACGGGCAATTTTTATTTTGATGAATTTTTCTGGGTCAGTCGCTTTGCTGAACTGCGCAAGGTGGCTGGCGCTATGGCAACCCTCAGCGGACTGCGGCGCACCTACTTCTCCACGCCATCCACCGAAACGCACGAGGCATACGCCTACTGGAACGGCGACCGCTGGAACGAGAAAAAGGCCTCGCATAAACGCCAGCGTTTTTCTGTGGACTGGAAAACGCTGCATAACGGACTTATCTGCCCTGACCGGACATGGCGGCAGATTGTCACGCTGGAAGATGTGGTTAATCACGGCTGGAAACACACCGATATTGACGAAATCCGCGATGAAAACACCGAAGACGAGTTCCTCAATCTCTACATGTGTGAGTTTGTCCGCGAAGGGGAATCGGCATTTAACCTGAATATCCTGATTGGCTGCGGCGTTGACGGATACGACGACTGGAAAGACTGGAAACCTTTTGCTCCCCGCCCGATGGGAAATCGTCCGGTATGGATTGGGTATGACGCAAACGGCAGCAGTGGCAACGGCGACAGCGGCGCTGTGTCCGTGGTGGTTCCTCCGGCTGTTCCTGGTGGCCGTTTTCGAACGGTGGAGACGCGACGCGTTCAGGGGCTGGAGTTTGAAGAACAGGCCAGAGTCATTGAAGAGTTCACGTGTCGCTACAACGTGGAATACATCGGTATTGATGTGACGGGCGGGAACGGGGAGGCTGTTTATCAGATAGTGAAACGGTTTTTCCCTGCTGCTATTCCGTACACCTTCACGCTGTCATCAAAACGGTCGCTGGTACTGAAAATGCTGCAAATAATGCGTGCCGGGCGGTGGGAATACGATCGCGCCGAACGCGAACTGGTCGCGGCCTTTAACGCCGTGCGTAAGGTGAAAACACCGGGCGGCTTTATCACTTACGAAACGGACCGCGCGAGGGGGATCAGCCACGGCGACCTTGCGTGGGCGACCATGCTTGCTGTCATTAACGAACCAATTGGCGGCGAAGGAGAAAACGAGCGTTTCACGGTTATGGAGTTCTGATGAGCAGAAAAAATAAAAAAGTGCGCATGAGTTCACGCATTGATCTCGCTGATGCGCTCAGGAAAGAATCATCGCTCAGTGCATTCACATTTGATGGTCCTTATCGCCTGACCGGGCATGACCTGCTGGACAATATGTACTGTGCTGATAACGGGCGGTGGTATGAAACCCCGGTGGACTGGTACGGTCTGGCAAGAGCTGCCCGGCAAACGTCCTGGCATCAGTCTGCGCTTTACTTTAAGCGCAATGTATTGCTCGGTTGCTATATTCCGCACCCGCTGCTTTCCCGGCAGGATTTCTCGGCGCTGGCGCTGGACTGGTTTGTGTTCGGTAACGCATTCCTTGAGCTTCGAAGCAATATGCTCGGCGAACCGCTTAAATTACGGCACGCACTGGCGAAATACATGCGACGCGGAAGCGATCTTGAATCATGGTGGTATGTGCAGGATGGCAAGGACGCGTTCCAGTTTCGCCCTGGCAAAGTGTGCCACCTGATGAATCCGGACATTAACCAGGAAATTTACGGCATGCCGGAATATCTCGGCGCATTACTCTCGGCCAGCCTGTCTCATTCGGCGGACATGTTCAGAAAACTGTATTACGACAACGGATCCCACGCCGGGTGCATCATCTACATCGGTGCAGCGCAGGTAAACCGCGAAAGCATGGACTCCCTGAAAGAAACGTTACAGGGTGCACGTGGTGGTGGTGCGTTTAAAAACGTGCTCATTCATGCGCCCAACGGGGGCAAAGAGGGGGTGCAAATTTTGCCGTTCCAGCAGATCACCGCAAAGGATGAGTTCATGAATGTTAAGGCGGCATCCCGTGATGATGTGCTGGCTGCGCACCGCGTTCCGCCGCAACTGATGGGGGCGATGCCGGGCGAAAAAAGTGCGTTTGGTGATGTGGAGAAGGCCGCGCGGGTTTACGCAATTAACGAGCTGATGCCCGTCATGGAGGCCATGAAGCACATCAATGACTGGCTTGGCGAAGAGGTGATCCGCTTTAACCCTTATGCACTGCTGGACACCCAGCCCACATCCTGACGCGCTTCGCTTGTCTGCTGCTTCGCCGGGGCATAAAAAATTTATGCCCCGACTCTCCAGCTCCTGTATCAATCAGATAATTTCACGACGCTTTCCTGCTTATTGCCATCATCGACAGCCAGACTCTTACGCAATCCCACCGCGTTGACTGCATGTTCTCGCCGTCTCAGTGCGATTTTGACGGCCTTACCTTTCACCCCATCAAATTCAAAAGCCCTCACGTCTTTTTCACGCTCAGCGTGAGAAATACAGCCATTCTGTTGTATCTCTGCGACATCGTTCAGGGAATGCTATTTACCCCCTGAAACGCGGGCTGTTCCCCCGTCACCTGCGCGCAGAAAAAACGCGTTTTTTTGTGCACGCACGGATCCTTGACGGATCCAGCCGCCATGCGGGCCGGAAGGGTAAAAAGTCGTTCAAAAAAATTGTGCAAATTTGTGCACTATCGTGCAGTGTGCATCGTGCTGTTTTCTGCGCAAAAAACGGATGGTAAATTTGTTCGTAGCAGGGAAATTTTAATGAGCGCAAGACATGAAGAAAGATTCATATCCTTATTTGATTTGCATGACTGTTTCAGTGCTAGGGATTATTTTCCTCTTTTACTGGTGGAGGGCAGATATCTACAGGATTACATATCTTAATTCGCGTATATCCAATTATTACATCTTGTGTAGTATGGGTATGTCCTTTTTCTTCTCCTTGTTTCTGGTGAAGAGGGGGGTAGTGAAGCAAAGTGGCTGGAAAGGACTGTCGGAATACCTGAAGGTTTATGCTGGCTCTTGCATTCTTACAGGGATATCCCTGATTATCCCTCTTATGATGGTGACTTATTTTTTACCAGGAGTAACATCATCATATGTTGCACCGTATGAGTATACATCCGGTAGTTCAAGAAGCTGTTCCGGAGCGTTTGTTGATGATCCCGATCTGCATAAAAATATTCTTATTTGCTATCCGTATGGTAACTATGAATATGACAATATTATCTATGTTGAAAAGAAAACTAATGCATTGGGCGTTGTTGTGACGTATGCACAGACTGCACGAGACGATGCTGAATAAGATACTACAGAGATAGTCCACTTTTTTGTTTATTTGTCGGGATAAAAACAAATTACCCCGACTCACCATGTATTAATCTTCCGCTTTAAGTTAGTCTTGTAGCTGCGCTGTCCTGCTATGCAGCAAAGCGGCGTACTTTAATGCGTCCTGTGCTTTCTGGAATTTAAGTGCATAGTCAGTGGCGATTTTTTCCAGTTCAGCGATTCGGTTGTCTTTGGTTTCCAGCCAATCAAGTAGCGCCAATACTTCAGGATCCCCGACATCCAACACTGTTACGCGTGATTTTTCATAATGTTCGTCGGCAAGAGTTCGACCAATTTTGAAATCTCCATCATCACCATAACCGGAGCAGCCATAAACAACCTGTGCTCCAGATATTCGCTGAATTGACATTTCTTCGCCGCAAATAGGGCATTTTGGTACTGGTGCAGGTGAATAACGTTCACGTAATGCCTGATAGTTGATTTTGCTCATTAAGGCGCTCTTCTTGTTTATGTTCTGAGATGGAGATCAGGGCGAACTCGCCCTGACGTTGTGTTATTCAGGAAATAACGCCCTGATATTTCCGGCCATCTGACTGGTTATCTGTGCGGTTGGTACTGGCTGTGACAGGAGGCGTTCTGTCCTGGTTTGTGTCACTGATAACGCCTCATCGTCAGCCCATGCTGCCAGTCGGTAAGCCTCTGCCGGATTCATTTTCAGAAGCGCCAGCCCAGCCAGAAAAGCCACGCGTTGGCCGTTTTTACGGGCTTCTGGTGTAAGGCTGTCCAGCCAGGCGCATGCTTCGCCTTCGTTCTTGACGGCGGCGGGCTTCAGATAGAAACTTATTCGTCTGGTTGGTGTCGTCATTGGTTTACTCCTTGTCCATTGCGTACAGCCCATTAACCAGAGCAAACTGTGGCACCCCGTCCGCGATGAAAATCGCATTAACTCCGCAGGCTTCGCGGATAGCGGGTGCCACAATCTCCGCCCCGCCACCGACAACCATCACCCGCCCGTAACCCGAAAAACCCGCCAGCGCGCGGATCACGCGTTGTTTCAGTGTTTCTTCCTTTTCACGAATAACCGCCATCAGGCTGGCGTAATGCGCGTCATTGTAGATGTGCTGGCGCAGCCAGGCTTCATCATGGCGATGTTCGATAATGGTATTGGCGATGTGGTGACTGGTACGCATACCGTTAGTGGCCATCACCGACAGTACTGCATCGGCCATCAGGGAAACGCCTACGTGTGGATCGCAAAACACCTGGCTGATACCTGCCAGTTGTCCCTGAACCTTTGCCACATCCAGCGTGGTTCCACCTAAATCCACAATCAGCAGGGATTCAAACGGACTCATGTCAGCCAGTGCTTTAAAGCCAGCCGGAATGGATTCAGGCATAACCCGTACATTACGGATAGTGAATGCTTCGCCGTTCTGGTATTCCACCGGGCGCATAACGTTTGCTTTTTTGCGGTTTATGTTGGCCATGTCCGGCTGTGCGTTTGTGTCGAAATACTCGCTCAGTGGCAGGGTGACAACCACATCCACCTCCTGTGGCGTGATGCCTGATTTGACCAGCGCGTGATGAATGGCAATGACATTCACATCGCTGTACTGGTATTGCGTGTCGGTCGTCTGGACAAAGCGATCGCTGACCGGATCAAAACCATAGCGCACGCCATCAAGCATGTAGTTCGCGGGCTGCATGCCACCGAACGGCGCAGACCATTCCGACTTGAAGCTGTTCGGGCTGATGGCGTTGCGGCGTTCGCCATTCTCAGTCCATGCCAGCTTGATGTTGGTGGAGCCGTCGTCGATACAAATTTTCATGTCGCTTTTCCTTATGTTGATTAATTAATCGTTTACGGGATTCTGAAATCCCGTTTTTGCCTGTTTTGTGTGCGCTTCATATATCGCGGCGCGTTTTTTGCTCATTTACGGGATTTGTGAATCCCGTTTCTGTCTGTTTTTTGTTTCCACTGGTCAGGCCACCCCGCAGCAGGTCTGCTTTGCGGCGGGCACGTTCAGTGGTTTCACTGATTCTCTGTGCGTGCTCTGCGTCGCGGATGGCGCGCAGCATGTCAGAAAGCACGGTAACGGGGGTTTTCATGGTGTTCTGGTCCTGCTGAAGTGTGGATGCCAGACGTGCGGCGGCTTCGGGGTCTGATGCCCCCAGCTGTTCCAGATAGCTGGCGACCGGGTTATGGCGGATCTCCGTGCTGCTTACGCCGTGATTACGGCTCAGACGCTGCCAGAGCTGCGTGATTCGGCTGTCCGGGCGGGTATCCGGTTTGCGTACAATTTCAAATCCCTGCGGTGCAATGATGCTGCCGTCAACGTACAGGCTGCCGCCCCGTAACAGGTGCTGCATCTGCTGTTCACCAATATACAGGCCGAGAGATTCAGCAGACTCCCGCCATTCTTTAGCGAGTAACTCGTGGTTATCAGGCAAAGGCTGTGGCTGTTTGCGGCTCTGTGTCCAGTTCTGCATTTCATCGCTGCTGTTTTTTGCCTGTTTGTCACGAAGCGAACGCATCAGCGCCCGGCGTTCGTGCCGTTTCAGTGAATGCATCCATTCGTTCACTTCAACGCCGTCAGGGAGCTGCGGCCACGGTGCTGGCCGTTCTTCCGGCTGTTCTGTCCCGTTGTTGTCTGTTTCCTGTACACGGGGACAGTTATTGCCACGAGTCCAAGGGGCGGCAGGGCCGCCCTGAAGGTCAAAACCATTTTCGCGGGTGCTGTCTTCCGCTTCCGGTTTGCGTCTCACCAGCTTCCAGTTATCCGGATGCGTGCACACACGGGAGGATTCCCCGATGAGTGGTGACCAGATCCCATAAATCTGTACGCTCTGTTCGCCGTAATCGTTCAGCTCTTCTGCGAGGTCGTAGGCGGTGCGAATCAGGTAGTCTTTGCGTGGAACAAGCACGCCACCCTGTTTTTCAATGTAGGTGGCAAAACACCCGGCATCAGCGGCAGCGAGTACCGCATCCATTGCGTCATCCTTCAGCCGTTGCGGGCCTTCCGGGGTGCGTGCCATCTGGCTGGCAAGGCGGCGTAGTTCACGCCACACCTGACGGGAGGGGATGCCAAAGAACTGGAACTGGCGGACCCGGTGAAGGCGCGCCCAGCCGATGGCGCGCTCCACGCTCTCGGCCATTGATTTTCCGGTTTCGTGGTCAACGCGTGGCTTGCCCGTTTTCGGGTCGATACCATCCACGGCGCGGCTGTCCAGGTTCTTTCCGATGTAGGTGGCGATGTAGCTGGTTGGCGTACCTTTTGAGCCGTCGACGTACTCCGCCTTAAAGCGCGGAGTAATATCATCGCCCAGCTCGTGACGATCTTCCTGAATGGCAATATCGCGGGTGTGGGACACAATGGTGTCGATTTCTTCCGGATGAGCAAAGACCATCATATGCCAGTGCACGGTGCCGTCATGGTGAGGCTCCACCGTGCGGATGCCATACCAGCGCAGGCCGTCGCGGTTCAGTTTCTTGCGGACCGCCGCAAAAAACGTGTTAACCAGGTAATCGCTGGAGTCGCGCATGGTGGCCCCGTTCCATTTGGGGTTCGGATGACCGTTCTCCGTTGTTGCGTGGTATTTTGACGGGCAGGTGACAGTCAGAAACACCGCTCTGTCGCCACGGGCTTCGGCCAGAAGTTCCAGTCCCTTCATGGTGGCCATCATTTCTGCCTTACGGTGAACCGGGTTACTTACTCCCGCGTAATACACTGTCTCGAGATCAATCGTGAACCCGTCTTCATTTTCCAGCATGAAACTTTTCAGGAAATCGCGTGTTTTCTCGCGCTGTGCGCGAAACTCGCTTAACGCGTCTTGGCTCAGATAGGGTGATGTTTTTCTGGAAACCAGACAGGCGGCGCGGAGTTGTTCTTCTCTCCACTCGCAACGTAACAGCCACAGTTTGCGTTTCCACCATTCCGCACAGGTCAGGCGAAGGATTGCGCCCGGCAGCAGCTCCGTGTCCGGTTCGTTCCTCCGGTCTTTGTCTGTTGTCAGTGCGTCATAATGTGGAGGCATGGCGTGCAGGTGTAACGCCATGCGGGCCAGCATCTGATACGCCTTCAGCGTTACATCCATGGTCAGTTCGCCATCAGTCGCGCCAAAGCCATCGCAGAGTTTTTCGAAGGTGCTGCTGAACATCGCCGCCGTCATGGTGGCCAGCGTCTGTATCTGGTGTTTGTTGAGCTGCGGCAGGTAAAGCAAATCGTCCAGGCGTTCGCGTCCGGCAAGGGAGCGATAACCCGGTGTCAGCCAGCGGTGATCGGTGCGGTCCAGACGTTCGAATATTTTGCGCAGGGTTCCGCGCGCGTAGCGTTCAGCCTGCCAGCTCTTTTTGCCTTTCTGGCGATCGGCTTCCTGTTTTTTGCGCAGGAAAGAGAGGTGGCGGCTCAGAGGTTCACGCAGATAAACGGGAAGCACCTTCAGTGTGGCAAAAGCACGGGCCACCGGGTCTTGTTCTGTTGCCTGACGCTTACTGATGATGTTCTGTGCCAGCTTTTCACGCTGTCCGGCTTCCTCAAGGGATGCCATGAGTTTTTTACCCACGGTGGATTGTGCGAAAAAGGCTTCCTCCTTCGCTTCCTGTTCTTCCAGAGCCTTTTTGTCTGCCTCAAGGTAGTAACGGATGGCGCGTTGCAGGTCGGTTTCAGTTTCCTGCCTGTGCTCCGTAAATCTGGCCGGATCAATGGCTGGTCGTGGTTCATTCCAGCTCCATGCAAACTCACTCATGGCTGGTATCCCGTCACGCGCTGCCACTCCTGCAAGAAGATGGTGGAAAGGCGGTTAAATTCAGCGGTGTATTCACTCAGCGAGGCACACCCGCCAGCAGTGCGATGCGCCAGCATTGCCGCAAATACGGAGGCCGGGGAGTCGTAATACGCCAGCAGTGATTCGCCGTGCGGTGTCAGGCAGTGCAACGCCAGTCCGTGTGGTGTGAAGTCCACGCGGTAGCAGTCGTCTACTGTGAAATAAAGGGTATCCACATTCTCCGGTTTTGTAGTGCGTGCTCTGTTGTCACGACCACGGATGTAAAGATCAAATAATCCTTGGAGAACGGGAGCCAGACGGGTGTCCTGTGTGCGCACCCATCTTGTGAAGTCATGAGCGTCAATCATGCTGCAATTCTCTCTACTAAGGATGTGCGAAGGCTTCCTGCCAAAAAACTCAGAAGCGGTCGGTTACAGAAATTGGCGTTCTACGAGTAGTTATTGCTGGCTTGAGGTTCATTTCTGTTTAATTCCGTGCATGCTGTAGAAGAAATCAAAAGTGTTATCTATGCGTATCATGAGCTCACGCTGCATCGCTTCTGGTGTTTCTGGTTCACCTGGTGAGCCAACTCCCGCGAAGAAATCACCGATCTCGCTTTGAATAAGTGCCTTTAGCGTTGCTGAGGAATTCAGGTGTGTGCGGTGATGTCTGCGAGTGATTCTTCTCCTGCTCATTTACGTGGATCCTGTACCTGTCGGATAAGATTCACCCGCGCCACATTAGTGGCGCAGAAGTAAGTACCGTCAGTGAGATAGATGTGGTGTGCATCCTTTTCTGAGCGGTGTTTGTCGATTGTGGTAATCAGGCGTTCGTCGACTTCGTATTCACGTCCTCTGGAAGTGAAACGAACGACAGGAAAATGCTTAATTGCCATTACGCCTCCTGGGCGTGTGCGAATACCTCCGCGAATGCGGATTGTTTTTACATTTTCTTATTTAACCTAGGGTTTTTATTTGCGCTGTTATTCGCCAGTGAAAAAGCGTTCAATCTTTTTTACTGAATGAATAATTTGCATAATCCCAATGGCGCAGACCACCGAAATAATCAGAACAAGCCATGAGATAAATATACTCATGCAATATTCCCCAGCTTATACGGTTCAATATGCTCCCCGCATTCTGCGGCACAGATCAGCTCGGAAAGTTCGTTAAGTGCATCCAGATCATCAGCGTAAAAAGCCACGTCATACAGACTCCGGATTGCCCTGGTCAATGAGTCACGGGCTGCACGTTCAGCATGAGCACCTGATGCACTTAAGCGAAAATAAAAACGCTCAAGTGCTTTGTTAATGAGAGTTTTATATTCTTTGCCCATCGCAACGCCCTTTAATCTGCTTTCTGAATTTCAGCTTCTGAATCCATACAAATAATTTCGATATAGGGTTCATCGCCATTAATCTTACGTGCTTTTTCAGCTTCGCTAATGATTCCGTGTACAGTCTGGTACGGAAGTTCTACGGTCAGGCGCGTGCCGTTCAGATAAACGTAAGTAGCTGCATTTTTTTCTGATGGGACAACTCCATCAATAGCTGATGCGCGCAATAACAGTTCACCGTGAAAATCAATAAAACGGATAAATACACCTTGTGCATGCTCTTTGATCATAACGCACCTGTTATAAATCAGTCTGTTTAATAAAACTTTGCCCGCGAAGCAGACGATCAACCGTGCGAAGTGCTTCGTACAATGTGAAATCCTGTCCAAACTGATTGTCGCCGTTGCTCAGAGCAAAAATGCGGTTTCCGGTAAATGGGTTGCGTTGGCATCTCTGAACCACGATTCCAGCTTTTTCAATCAGCCAGGTGTGTTCGCCAATTTGTTTTACTGTATGGCCATCTGGCGTTGCGTGCGTCTCGCTCAGGCTGTAGCGGATGTTGCTGCGTGATGCGCTGGTAGCGAAACGGTTAGCTTGGCGTTCCGTTTCGGTGCGAAAATTACGGCGTTGCTTCAGCATAAAATGACACCTCGTTATTTTGTCATCTGCACGTATTTCTCTGCGTTTCTGATGGTTTTCAGGAAAATTGCGAAGAGATTTACTGTACGTTTTGAGTTTTTTTCTTCTTGGTTGATGGGAAGGGCTGCTCTGTCAGCCTGCCTTTTCACTGCATTAACAGTTTGATTGGTACGCTTCGCGTAATCTTTCAGGCTTTCTTCGAGTACCGGTAATCCATGCTCATCGCGGTATGGGTAGAACGCCGCCAAACGCTCAAAATCCGCTTGCTCGTATGTGTTCAAGAGCTTTGTCATGATGTGATAACCTGTTCAGTCTGTGGTTATTTGTTGCTAAAAGTCGTCTATAGGCGACTTTTAGGGTTAATTTAGTCGTCTGGAGACCACCATGTCAAGTGGGTACGAAAAAAAACTGAAAGAGATACGGAAAAGTGAAGGGTTAACTCAAGCTGAGTTTGCTGATGTTACTGGGATAAATCTCGGAACTATAAAGAATTATGAGAGCGGTAAAAGAGAGGTTGGTTTAAGCGTTGTTGATCGCGTAATTAATTCTAAGGATTTCGAAAAATACACTATATGGCTTATGACGGGAAAAACAAATGAGGCTGCTGGGCAGATCAGTCCCTCTCTCTCCCCTGATGGGCCAGAAAACACATCGTCTTCTCAAAAATCCCGCAAGACTGGTACACAGCCCGGCTAATCATGGAGCGCTGGGGGCATGGTGGTCTTGTAACGCTGGGGTTTCACGAATGAGCATAAAATCAATTCCGGGAGGGTATCTTCTTGACATGCGCCCTGAGGGGCGTAAAGGCAAACGCATTCGTAAAAAATTTAAAACGAAATCGGATGCAGTTTTATATGAGCGGTGGGTGCTGGCGCAACAGCATAACAATGAGTGGAAAGGAAACTCCATTGATCGCCGTCCGCTGTCAGTGCTTATTGACTTGTGGTGGAAATACCACGGCCAGCTAATGAAGTCAGGGCATAACACGCGCCTTAAATTGCTGCGCTTGAGTGAGGCAATGGATGACCCGTGCGTGCATAAACTTAATACAACGATGCTCACCGAGCTACGTGTGTCCAGGATAGAGCAGGGGATACAGCCCAGCACCATTAATCGAGAGATTGGGGCGTTAAGCGCGATGTTTACCGCACTCATCTCATCCGGCCATTTTCTTAACGATAACCCCGTTCAAGGCCTTAAAGGAATGAAGGTTAACGAGCGCGAAATGGGATATCTGAGTAAGTCTGAATGTGTTCAGTTGCTGGATGCACTGGCTGAAAATCCCGATGAACGGCTGGCTGTCGAAATCCTTCTGTCGACCGGGGCGCGATGGGGCGAGGTAGCGGCACTGGAGCAGCGCCGTGTTCTTCATTGTCGAATCACTTTTTCAAAAACGAAGAACAGCAAAAACCGTACCGTTCCTATTTCTGAAAGCCTGTTTGAAAAGATCAAAAAACGGGGCGGGAAACTGGTGTTTCCGACGCTGGATTATCCATTGGTTCGCGATGTCATCAAAACGGTCGCACCTGATGTTCCTGACGGCCAGGCTGTTCATGCGCTGCGCCACACCTTCGCCAGTCATTTCATGATGAACGGCGGCAATATTCTGACGCTCCAGAAAATTCTGGGGCACGCAAAGATTCAGACAACGATGATTTATGCCCATCTTGCGCCGGATTACTTGCAGGATGCGGTGAGATTTAATCCTATTGCTGGGTAA